TCTCGGCCATCTTCATGATGGCCTTGTCCTTTGCGTCCGTGAACCAGGCGCCGATCTTGTTGCCCAGGTCAGCGAACCACTGGAACACTCCGATCAGGAAGTCGACCGCAGCCTTGATGCCGGTCTTGATCGCCTCCCACACCGACTTGACGACGTCGCGGAAGGTCTCGGACTTGTTCCACGCGATGACGATGATGGCCACCAGCGCGACGATCGCCGCGATGACGAGGCCGACCGGGTTGAGCATCATCACGACGTTGAGGAGACCCTGGGCGATAGCCCATCCGCGCGTCACGGCTGCGGCAATCAGGACGTACGTCTGGTACGCCTTGACGGCCAGGACGATCGCGGCCAGACCCGCCGCAATACCGGTCAGCCAGCCGGGCGGGATGGAGTTCACGAGGGAAGCTGCCCCCGCCGCCGCGCCCACCAGGATTCCCGCCAGCGGCGCCATCCCGGTAACGACCTCCATGATGGCCTTGCCGACGTTCATGAGGGCGGTGCCGATGTTCATAACGGCGGTCTTCATGACCTCGAACTCAGGGGAGTTCTTGAACGCCTTAACCTTGTCGATCAGCTGCTGGATCTTCGGCAGTGCGTACGCGCCGACCGCGTGCACGAACGTTTCCTGGATCTTGCGCTTGAACTGCTCGATCTTGACGCCGACCGAGTCGCGCAGGGTGTTGCCCACGTTCTCGGATGCGCCTGCCACCTTGCCCAGCGCCGCCACCGCCGTGTTGGGGTTGAGGCTGAGCAGCGTGGCCTTCATGTCCTCGGCCTTGGTGCCGAAGATGCCGACCGCCGCCGCGTCCTGCTTGACGGGGTCCTTCATATCGCGCAGCTTCTGCAGGACGAGGCCCATACCGTCCGACGCGCCCTTACCGCCAGCGGCGATCTGGGCCGTCATCTTCTCGGCGTCGAGGCCGAGTAGCTTGTACGCGTCACTGGACGCCTTCGACCCGTCGATGGCCCGGATCGAGAATTCCTTGATCGCGTCGGCGACCGTGTCGGTGTCGCGGGCACCGGCTTTCATACCCTGCGACAGGAGGCCGGTCGCCTGCTGCGCCGAGAACCCCATCTTGGCGAAGATAGGGGAGTACTCGTTGAACGTGTCGGCCAGGTCGTCGGCCCGAGGGCCCATGACCTGCATGCCGCGCGTCATGACGTCGAGCGCGGTCTTCGCGTCCGGCGCCAGCTTGTTTTTCATGAGCTGGCCGACCGCGTTCGCGGACTGGCCGAGATCCAGCTCGAACGTGCTCGCCAGGTCCGACACCTGAGTCGAGATGGACTCGATCTGGGCAGACGTGGCGTTGGTAGGGAGCAGGCCGGACGACATCGTCGCGCGGATCGCGTCGGCTGCTCCCTGGACGTCTTCGGTGACCGCGTTGGCGTACATGTGGCCAGCGATCTTGCCGTACTTGGCGGCTTCCTCGGGGGTGGCGGAGAGCTGCGCCGACAGGCGGTCGATGACCTTTTCCTGCTCCATCGCCTCGTTGAGTGCCGTCATGAACGCCACCCCCGCGCCCGCGCCGATCGCGGCTGCAGCGGCCTTGAACTTGCCCATGGACTTTTCGCCCTGGGCCAGCCCTTCCTCGACACCGCTGGTGTCCATCGAGACGTAGCCGACGAGTTCACCGATGGTCAGCGCCATGCGCCCCGCCCCCTCCCTTACAGTTGGCTCTTCGGGCCGTCCTTCTTGGGCGGGTAGAAGATGTAGTTGATTCGCCCGCCGTCGACACTGAGCAGCCCGATAATTCGGGTGCGCAGCCAACGCCACGTCCTGCGGGACAACAGGTCGTCATCCTCGACGTCAACGCCGTAATACTGCTGCAGGTCGACCTCGATGGCCGACCAGTTTTCAAGCAGCTGAGCCCACGTCAGCTCGGGGGCACCTGGCGGGGGCGGGACGTACCCCGGCGCCGGTTCGTACCACTCGAAGAGCCCCGAGACCGGGTCTTGCTCGCCGCAGCCGATCCACTGCGACGCGCCTCCCGATTCGGGGCCTCCGTTTCCGGGTTGCCTGCCGACTGCCAGAAGCGCTCGGCGGCCGTGAGGCCGGAGGAGATCCAGACCATGGCGGTCAGACCCGCGTGGCGCAGCCACGTCCAGGACACGCCGTCGGCCAACATCTGGTTGTAGACCGGGCCGAGGCAGAGCTGGAAGAGGTCGCGCTCTTCGTCGTCGTTGAGCGCCTCGGCCTCGGCCGTGACGTCCCCACCCGCAGCGGCTCGGATCGCCAGGTTCGTGATCTGCTCCACCCGGAGGCCGTCCTTGGCGCTCGGGGAAGGGATGGAGTAGGTCTTGCCACAAACCGGCAGTTCGATGACTTCGTCAAGAAGCTCTTCGAGAGCTTCGAATTTTCCGGGCATTGGTGTCTGTCCTTACCTGGGCGCGCTACGCGGCCGGGTTGGCGATCATGTTGAGCTGGCCGTCACCCGTGAAGGTGACCGAGACCTGGTCGAGGGCGGTGTACTCGCCGCCCTGGGGCTCCCAGGTGACCAGCGCGGTGCCCTCGTACGCCTCCGGGAGGCCGTTCCGGTCGTAGAACCGGATCGGCACGCGGGACGCGCTTCCGAAGGCGAACGCGGCGGCACGGAGGAACTCGTGGACCGCGTTGTAGACCTCGGTCTGGTCGTTGATCTTGCGGTTGAAGGTCGTGGCGACCTCCCACGACTGGCCGGTCTTGGTGTTGCCCATCCAGCCGTTGCCGTCGTAGTCCGAGGAGTCCTCGATGTTGGGCGGCATCGTGGGCTGGAACTCGGTGATGCCGGGGCACAGCGTCCAGTTGGGAGCGACGTCAGTGCCGATGTTGACGTCGAGCCGCCAGCGGCGAGCGAGCGCCACAACGGGAGTGGTCATGAGATTTTGCCTCCTCAGGCGATCTGAAAGGGAGCTGCCCGTTCCGCGTGGAAGTAGAAGTTCTCGACGCGTTCCGTTCGCTGGTCGGTGTCCTGACCAAGCCAAGCGGCCGACTGTCGCCAGGACAGTTCGACGCTGACCGAACCGAGCTTGTAATGCCTGCGGTTGTGCAGCAGGTTGTACAGGTCGTCGGCCATGGCCTCGGCCGTACGGGGGTCCCGGTCGCCACGGATTCGGAACTGAACCCCGGTCGTAACCGTTGTCAAGTCCGTGTCGTTGACCGGGTAGGTGGTGATCGTGAAGTTCAGATCGGGTGCCAGCGGAGTGAGCCCGATGGTGATCGACTTGTCGGCCGGGTCGTACACCCCGGTCGGCTTGTAGACCCCCACGCCCGCACTGTTCATCAGGGTGGCGAGGCCGTCGAGGAAGTCGACGTTGTAGGTCATCGGCTACCCCCCTCGCGTCCAGATCGACAGCGCCTTGCGCATGATCTCCATGGTCTTTTCCTGGTTGTTGTTCAGCGCGGTTTCGAGGTACTTGGCCTGGCGCCCGGGGGCGTGGTTCCAGCTGAGTTCCTCGTGCTGGCGCATCGCGTACGGGGTGTCGTACGAAACGATGCCGCGCATCGCCTGCTCGTCGATCTGGACTCGACCGCTCCGCTCCAGGGTTCCCTCGTCGAGGGGCACCAGACGGTTGGACTCGGTCAGGATGTTCTCAAGCGCGGCTTGCAGGCCCTCAAGGGCCCGCTTCTTGCCACGGTTGGTCCAGATCCGTCGGCCCTTCCATTCCTGGGTGAACCGAACCTCGCCGCCCACACCGCCACCCCCCGCCGTCGTCAGTTCAGGAACACTTCAGTGTTGTCCGGCGTCGGCAACCCAGGTGCGGTGACGATCTTGACAGCGACGATGGTCCGGCGCTGCCCGGTGAGCGGCATCGTCACCCGGCTGTTCTCGGCCGGACGGTGGGTCGGCTTCGCGATGTACGACGACGACGACATGACCTCTTCGCCCTGGCCGTTGCGCACCATGCGCGGGTTGTCGACGACCAGGCAACGCACCGATTCGGGTGCGCTGTACTGGTCGCCGTACGCGCCCGAACCCTCGTACGCCTCGACCTGCACCGTGTGGCGGAGCAGCCAGGTGGGAACGGTGCTCATCGAGTGAACACCACCCCACCCAGGAGCTTCGACCGGCGCAGGTACGAAAGCGCCCGGGGCGGCAGCGCCCCCGCCCGAACCTGGGTGGACCCGGTACCACCGCTGGCGCCGCCTGCGGCGACCGTGCGAGACAGCGAGACGGCCCCGGCGCTGACCGAGTTCCACACGCTGGCTGCGCCCGTTTCGTCGCCGGTACCGCGCTCCTCGCCCCACCATTCGATTACCGCGCACGTGGCCAGCTGGACGGCCTCGCGCTGGATCGGGTCGGTGGGGTAGCCGTCCTCGTCGACCGCGTAGACCGCCGTGATCAGGTTGTCGTCGATGGCCTCGCTGGCGCGTGCGATGAGGCGTTGCGCGTCGGCCGGGGCCTCGTCGAGACCCAGGTAGTTCGCGAGGTCGGCCGGGGTGGCGTAGATCCTGTTCAGCAGCATGACGCCACCTCCCCTCGTGTGCGTGTCAGGTGGCGGCCGGGGTGAACGACAGGAGGGCGACCGTCACCGTGGTGACCGACGAGAAGTCGACCCATACGTCGCCGTCCGACTGGCGGTACTGGCCGGTGAACGGGCCGATGATGCGCTCGCCCGTGGTCGCGGGGACCGACACGGTCTTGGAGGCGACGGCCTGGCCGTCGACGAGAACCGGGATCGGGAACGTGACCGTGATGGGGGAACCGCTGGCGTTCTTCACGTAGAGGAACTGCTGGCCGTTGTCGGCCCAGGAGTGGCCGTCGACGTTCGCAGCCGCGAAGGTCGGGCCGACACCCGAGCGGGTGATCGCCTGGGCGGTGAGGTCGGTGCGTGCCATGTCGAGGCTCCTTACTCGCCGAACTCGGCGATGAGGTCGTCACGGCGCATGTCCGCGACCTTGGCGGGGTCGCCGCCCTTGGCGAGGGCGTACTCGACCCACTCGTCCTTGGGGGCGTTCTTCGGGGGCGCCTTCGGCGTCTCGGGCGTTCCACCCGCGACCTGCGAGGACCCGATCAGGCCGGGCGTCTTGGTGTCGTCCGGCTTGGGCTCGATCACGGGCTGGGGCTTGCCCAGGTCGTCCGGGATCGCGACCAGAACCCAGTTGGGGAGGGCGTCGAACCGCGCGCTGCGCTCGGCTCGGGCGACCTCCTGGTTGGTGTTCAGGTTGCGGTACACGAAGTGCGTGTTCGCCATGATGCTGGGCCCTCCTAGGCCCGGGGGACCGGTGCGCCCGAGTTCAGGTCAAGGGCGCACCGGGCCGGGGGTAGGTCAGGACGGGTCGTAGACGTCCTGGTTGACGCGGTAGTCCACCTGGACGACGACCAGGGTCGCGTCACCGGAGACCACCGTGGCGGAGACGATGTCGCCCGCCGCCAGCACACCGGAACCCGCGCCCGAGGTGAGGGCCGAGTTCGTGGAGCCGGTGGCGAAGGTGCCGTTGCCCGCCGTCAGGTTGGCGGACAGGATGTTGGTCGAGCCGACCTTGCCGTTGACGACCGACGAGGCACCGCCCGTGCGCAGGGCGCGGATGGCGACCACGCGGCCAGCGGCCGGGGCGCGGAACATGATGGTGTCGCCCGCACCGACGGGAGCACCCGTGAGGCGGAGGACCTGGGACGCGAGACGACGCTTGTACGCCACAACGCACCTGCTTTCTTGAGGTCGTAGTGCACCGGGGCCGACCGGATGTCGGCCCCAGGCTCAACAGCCAGCCCGAAGGCTGACCAGCCGTGAAGCCCGCTAGGGCTTACGGAACGTCCGCGCCCTTGATGAGGACGGCGCGGTTGGCGTCGAGGACCTTCGTGCCGTAGAGGCAGTCGATCGACACGACGTCCTGCTTCTGGTCAATGTCGTAGTCGTAGACCACGCGCAGACCGAAGCCCTTGTAGTTCGCGATGGCCGCGTTCTGGGCGCCGCGCGGCAGCTCCAGGGGGCGGAACGCCAGCGCCAGGGCGGTGCGGTGGAACGCCAGGCCGACCTCGGTGGTGGAGTTGCCCGACGTCTGCGCGGGGACGTCGATGTTCTGGGTCTCGTAGGCGTCGAAGCCGAAGACCCGGCGGCCGAGGTTGGCCTCGCGCAGGCCCTCCGTGTCACCGCGCGCGTCGGCGCGGTTGAAGAGGTCGTCACCGAGCCAGCGGGACGTGGTGATCGGGCCCTCGACCAGGTAGCGCTCCGTGTTCGGAACATTGTTGCTGGTGAGGACGCGGCGGGCGTCGATCGCGACGCGCGGGTTGGACCACGCGTAGACGTTGTCGCCGCCGACGACGCCGACCTCCTGGGAGATGTCGTCGCGCAGGGCGAGGAGGTCGCGGTCGATCTTCTGGGTGATCGCCTCCATCGCCGGGTTGAGGAGCTGCTCCTGGAAGTCGATGATGTTCAGCGTCAGGTCCTCGGACGTGACGGCGAACGAGACGTCCGCGAAGTGGTTCAGCACGAGCGGGACACCGGTCTCGGTCGCGTTCTGGACCGTGATGCCGTTCGCCCGGTTGTACTCCTCGGCCGTGAAGGTCGTGGGCTTCCGGACGGTGATGGTGTCGCCGACCTTCTGGAACTCGTTCTCGTAGTTCCGGTAGACCAGGTTCGCCATGACCGTGGTCTCGTAGAGGGTGGCGAGCGCCGCACGGGCGATGATGTCCGGGGTGAGGAACGTGTTGGCCACGGTGTGGCCTCCTTACTGGTGAAAGGGGTTGGCTGACCGGCGACTACGCCCGACCGGGTCGGGTGTCCTTGTACTGCTTGCGGAAGTCGTCGATCGACATGGTGGACACGTCGTTGCCGCGCCCGCTGGGTCCACCAGCGAACGTGCCTCCTGACGGCGGGGGAGTCGGCTCGGGTTCGGCCGCCGCCGGGGCGGGCTCGGGAACCTTGAGCCTGGGGTTGTTGGCGACGGCCTCGCGGATCGCGGCGTTGATGCTGTCCTGATCCGACGGGTCGACGGTCTTGAGGGCGTCCAGGAACGCCCGGCTGTCGAGCAGCGCGCTGGGGTCGGCGTTGTGCGTGCCAGCCGCGCGGAACACGGCCAGCTCGACCTTGGCGTTCTGGGTGCTGACCCGCTCGCTGGCGAGCAGCTCGGTGAGCTGTTCAGCGGTGAGCGGCTCCTCGGCAGCGGCGCCCGGCTCTTCCGTGGGGATGAGACCGAGGGCGCGGCCGATGTCCTGGGCGAACGACTCGCGAGCGGCCTTGGTGGCCTCGTCGACAGCGGCCTGCTTGGTCTCCAGGCGGCTGCGCTTGTTCTCCTCGCGGAGTTCCTTGATGTGCTTCTGCGCCCACTCCGGGAGCTGGTCGACCTCGGTGGCGGGCTCGACGCCCTCTACCGGGGGAG